CGATCGACCATACCGAGACGGCCATTACGGACCACAGAGATGTTGTCGCCGGTCAGCGAAGCATCCTTGAGTTCCGACTTCTTGATCAGACCGGCCATCTTGGCGGGGATGACGAGGTACCGACCGGCCTCGGGGGCGTTCGCCTCATCCAACACGGTACCCATGTCGACGATCAGATCGACGACAGAGGTAGTGCCACCAACGCCGTCTTTGGTGACGGTCAGCGGAGCCGCATTGGTGCCGAGGTTGAACGACGCCGTCTTCGCACCAGCCGTCGCACCCTTGTTGGTCGATGCGATGTCAGGCAGCAGGTCGGTCAGAACGCGCTGGTCGATCTTGATCTTCATCCGCTCGGAAGCGTCTTTCGACCAAGTGTCCATCAGGTTGATGTCGGCCTGAACCTTGTCCACGTCGTCCTCGACGCAAGCGAAGTACTCGCCTTTGTCAATGACAAGCTGGATCTTGGGCTTGTCAGGGTTCTCTACGACAAGCGTCTGACCCTTGGTGTACGAGCGGATGGTGATCTCAGGGGTGGTACGGATGTTGACCGTATCGCCCATCTGGCGGATCTCGCCCTCGTAGTCGGTGTTGGAGATCGCCGCCAGAACGGTGGCGTCGTAGAAGTTCTCAATCAGTTTGCCGGACCAAATTTCGGGGATGAAATTTCCCGAGTAATTTGGACGGCCCGGAGAGACGGGGTATCCCATGATAGTTCCTTACATTCAAGCGTTTACGATGCGATTATCGTGCTGTGCAGCAAAAATATCGCGTTCAATACGGTCACGCTCCTGCTCCCGACCTTTGTACTTCCCGGACCGCACGTCGTTGAAGAACGTACGAATGTCCTCAGGAGTGTAGGTCTTCGCCTTGTTGGAAGCTGGTGCCTGCGCGGCTTTCGACCGCCCGGGCGCAACCTGTCTCTCCAACTCCGACGCAGCAGACCGCGTGGGTTTCTGAGCAGCAGAGGCTTGTCCAGTGTTCGCAAGCCAAGTCCGGAAAATGTTTGCCACCCGATTCGCATCGAGTGCGCCCTGCGCGTCTTCGAGATACGTCTGCCGCGTGATACCGGTCAGCGGATCAGCTTGCAACAGCCACTCTTGGAAAGCGGCATTACCGTTGATCTCACGCCAGTTGGCTACCGCCCCAGTCAAATCAGTCCAGAACTGCTGCTCTGCGGTAACAGCCTGTCGCTTGGCGACGGCTTGAACCTGCGGAACAACCTGCGACTGCATCTGCTGAAGAGCAGCTTCGATCCGGGCGATCCGGGACGCAACTTCGTGAAGCTCCTCACGAGTCACCTTCCGCATCACGTCGATCGAATCACCATACTCCTCCACATCTTTCTCACTGACCAGTCGTTGAACGACCGATTCAGCCTGCGGAGTAGTTTTTGCGGGCTGCGCACTCTGCGACGACATCGAGGCAAGAAGCTGCTCCATGTTCTGGAGCCTCTGCTGCATCTCTCTGTTGGCACGGACTTGCGCGTTGTACGACCCCTGAAGCGAACGCCATCTCTGAGCAAAAGTCTCAGAGTTCTCATTCTCCGAATCATTGTCGCCAACAGACGGTTGCTCATTTGTCTGCGGCTGAACGGCAGCAGGTTGGGACTCGTCGGCTGGCTGACTCGTACCTTGCTCAGTGGGGGTTTGTCCCTCACTGGCACCCGGATTCGCAGCACTCTCTGCCGCCTTCCGGTAGTACTCGCTGATGGCCTCGGTCTGTTTCTTAAGCTGCTCTGGAAGACTCATGGTTGCTCCGTATGTGAGCTTGAATGTCGGCTATTACCTAGCCGCAAGGTTGGGCGCGTCTTTGACCAACTTGAGGATCTCAGTCAGTACTTGACACCGCCCTTGTGCTAAAGCTGGATTATTCACAACATATGGTAAAGAATCAAGCTCTTGTGTTCTGACAGCATCGAGCCACTCGACAAACTCAGGGTACTGTCTTGTGACACGTGCCAACATCTGGATCTGTTGGGGGGTGGGGCGCATTACGCCGCCCTTCCGCTCGACCGGTTCTGGACCATGTTGGCCTCCATCCCGCCCTTCGGCGCTCCGTCAGGCATCGTAGGCTGCGCCTGCTGAGGCTGTTGCTGGGCGAGTTTTGCCGCCATGCGCCCGGAGAAAGTCGTCTTCTCCTGTGACGGAACGACCTCATCACCGGGCATCTGAAGGCTTTTGGCCACTTCACGCAGCACCGCCGCCCGGCCCTCTTTACCCATGATCTCGATGTCGATCGGGTTGGCCGTTGCGTTCAGGAACTCAAGCCGTCGGACGTTCGTCGTCTCCTTCATGGCGAGGTTCACAGCCCCCTTCGCCACGACCTCAACGTCGCCCTTGATCGACTGGTCCTCATCGTACCGCATGTTGTAAATAAACTGACGCTGCACGATCGGTTTAACGACATCGCCATCGATGTGCATCACGACCTGCCGGATACCCTTACCCGCAGCGCCCATCAGCATGGACAGACCGGACGACGTACGCCCGGCACCCTGCACGTTGAGATCGCCGTAGACGTATGCCGGGATCCCCGAGTGGTCGTCCGCCAGCCGGGCGAATCTCTCGTAGACCGCCATCAACTCCTGCGCCCGGGAGTCCGGCTGCGTGAACCGCAGCGCGGGGGCGCTCGACCCCGCCGGGTCGCCGGTCGTCTGCCAAACCTTCCACGGGAAGATCTGGGTGATGTCCTCGTTGGGCGGGATGCGGTCGACGTTCAGTTCGACCTGCGGGCCCGACGCGATCCCCATATTGTTGACCAACGCCCGGGCGGCTGCGTTGCAGATGTTCTGAAGGTCCTCGATGATCCGAGGGATGCCCTTACCCCAGAACGCCCCCGGGCACTTGATGAACGATGTCTTGGTGTACGGCTTCTCACCGAGCGGGTCGTAGTTGAGGACTGCTTTGATGACGTAGTTCCCCGTGACCCACACGTTGGCGTCGTACTCTCTGGCCGGATCGGGGACATCCTCTGGTGTCAGCCCCCACTCCAGCAACATCTTGCCGGACACCTTACCCCAGAACTCCAGCGTATCGAAGATGTCAGTCGGGCGCATGTACGAGTAGTACTTTCGCTCCTCCTCCATCTGCTGAAGCTCGGTCACATCGCTGATCCAAGACTGGCCGTTGCCGATCTCAAGAACCTTGCGGATGGCGTCCTCATCGTACCCGGGCACCCCGATCAGGTCCGCGAGCATCATCCGCGTCAGCGGGTGGTACTCGAAGATGTAGCCATCGTTGATGTCCGTGATCCCGGGCTCCGGGTAGATCTTGAACGGATCGACCCGCTCGAACTCCGGACCCAACCGCTCGATGGGCTCGACAACCGTCTCCCCCGAAGGCAGCGTCTTCCACCCCAGCACCCGCTGGCGTCGGACAACCGGCCCTTTGATGAACGCACACGGATACGTCACCAGATCGGTAATGAAGTCGTTGAAAGCCTGTGCCCATCCGCCTTGCGCGAACTGATCGTCGATCTTGATCTTCATCCGCTCGGCCTTGAGCCCCGCCGCACGGAGGAGATGGAACCGGTAGTCCTGACTGACCATCTCCCGGATCTCGCTCAACTCCTCGGGGTTGGGCGCTTGCCCGAACTCGGACACAATACGCAGCACCCGGGCGGCGAAAATGTCCTGAATCTCTTTCTTCTGCGGAGGCGACAAGTCCGGGATTGGGGTGGGCTTCAGGTCCCACGGGGGCATCCCTTCGTCCATCAGGATATCCCGCAGCCAACTCTCAGCCGCCCGGCACTTGACCTCCGTGAGCATCATGTAAACCTCAGACCCGCCCTGTTTGCGGATGAGGTTCAACTTCTCAGGCTCGTACTCCCCGTTGCGCTGCCGCAACGCCCTGAGCATCTCGTCGTTGATAGGTCGCTTGGCCATCTCCGCGACATCCCAACATTGCCGCAGATACGCCACGAGCCCAAGGATGACGGGCTGGTTCTGCCGGTCGGAAAGCGCCTGATCGGCTGCGCGTTCCTGCCTTGCAAGCTCGTCGTTACCTACAACGCGGAGGAATGTCAGCCCGGCCATATCAGTCATCCATCTCCGGTCGCTTGTTGGTCTTCTTCTCCTCGACCTCAAGCATGTCGCGGACAGTCATCTTCGGGGGCTTATACTCGTAGCTGATCTCAAACTCGACGGACTTGCCAGCCATACCGCTGGTGTCGAGTTTCGCGCAGTCCGAAAACGTCTTGTGCGGTTTCCCGCCGGATTTCATCTTCATATCGCCCTCCTACAGGGGTTCTACCACGTATTGTAGTAAAAAGAAACCCCCAGAGCGAACTCAATGGGGGCTAACACCCTAAGGTGGAGGAGGTGAACAAGACACAACGAGCGGACTGTATCACGTCCATCCGGCTGCGACAACGGGCTTGATGTCCCTACGCACTGACATCTGTGCCCCATCACCGCTGCCGATATGGAGCATCAGGTACTGCAACGCTTCGGCAATGTGGGAATGCTTGTTCTTGTCGATGACCATGTCGCCGGTCGGCTTGAACCGGTAGCCGCCCATCATCGCCGCCTTGAGCTTGGTACAGCGCGGATCGACGAGGAACGCCGGGTCTCCGTCAACTTG